CTCCAACAGAACACCAAGAACCTTTTGGAAATTTCTTGTCATCTTCATAAGCTGTATCACCGATTGCTAGAACTTTACCAACCGTTGTAAGGATGGCAATATCATTTACTGTAGAATCAGGTAGTATAATACCACCCTTTGTTTGTTTCTTTACGGATACAGGTCTTACAAGAATATGATAACCTGGGATATGTGGAAGAACAGATGGATCTGGTGCTTCATTTGCAGAGATCCATTCATCGTTCAACATTGCTTTGTCCATTGCTACTGCTTGCATTTTTACTCCTCGTCATCTTCGTATATCGTTTTATTGACTATACTTTTAATTTCCACTAAGGCATACTCAAGTCCTTGAATACGCCCAACTAGATTTGTATAGATATGATAATCCGAAGCACCGCCAGATGCAAGCGTTATTTTCACTGATTCAATTTCTTTTGCCAGTGTTCTATAAATTTCTTCATAAATCATTAAATTAGTTTCTGGTAATCACCATAAGGGTTACGTTCTACACGGCCTACGGAACCACCTTCAGCCCGCATAACAACATACTCATAAACAGGATGTGTCTTTTTAGCCATCTTAATTGTTCCTACTACAGGACCAAACTCTGGAATACCTACCGTTGTTGGTCTGCCTCTAGGATTATCTCCCTTTGCCTTACGTACTTCTTTTTTATTACCTGTTTGCGTAGCGGCTTCAATAGCTTCGTCAATAGCCATGCCTTGATATTTTTTAGCACGAGTATCATAGGTAGACATTTTACCGCCTTTTTCATACATTGTTTTTAATGTATACGCATGGTCTGCACCTTCAGGTGTAAAGTTTTTACCACCTTGCAATGCTACAAGAAATCCATTATCTTCATAACCTTCTGGGGCTTCTAACCAATTCCATTTACCCTTACGATCAATTAGGTTTGCCTTGACAGTTCTGGCACCCTTGACGGGATTACCTACAGGAATATCAGGTGCTAAGTTAGGATCTACCATCATCTTAGCATCTCTACGAAGCATAGCACCCGCAGGTGATTCTACTTCAATGTAAGGACTATTTAAGTTTGAAATGTCTTCCCCAATAATAGGACGTTTAAGTTCAGGATCAAAACCTTCAATAGGTCTGAACTCTCCACCAATAGTTCCTGTACGTTCTTGGTTAGTATACATAATACGTTTGAGTTCTTGTTGAGCAGCTTCAGGTGACTTAGCCATAGATTCAAACAAGTCACCCTGTACAGTTTTAGGTGCAGCTTTCTTGGGGGCTTGTTTAGCAGAACCCTTGATTACTTCTTTAAGTATTTTACTGAGAGCCACTTTGCTTTGCTCCTTCTAATAGAACCTTTGTAAGAACGTCAACCCCTTTCATAGCTTCTGTTTGATCAAGCTGCTCTTGCGTCTTAATCAAATCAGCAATAAGCTTGAGGGCTTCGATTGCACGTTTGTTATTACGATCAGCTTCTTTTTCATCAGCTTTCAAAGTATTCTCTGCACCAATCTTGTAAGCATCTAGTGAAAGCTTCTGTTCTTTAAGATCAAGATCACGTTGCTTTAACGCACCTTCAACAGCTTCTTTAGCAAGTTGGGCTTGTACTTTCTGTTGCTCAATGTCAAGACGTTGTGCTTCCATTTGAACCATTGCTTGTTCTGGCGAAGGACCAGCTTGGGCAGCGGCTTGGTTTGCTTGCATAACTTGCTGTGCAGCTTGTGCCATTACCATTTCAATAATCTGTGGGTTCTGAGCATTTGGATCACCTTCAGGTGCTTCTGCCATCATGCCACGTGTTACACCTTGTATTTGTTCCTGATACTTCATAATCATATGCTCTTGGATGTTTGCCTGAAGAACAGGAGCAATACGTTGCATCATAGGATTACCACCATTCATAGGGTCTTGCATGTACATAGTCTTGATTTGAATATGTGCGTCATGGTTTTGACCAGCAAATGATTTAATAGGCAATCCTTTAACTGCGGCTTCAATGTCTGACACAGGGTCAAGAGGTTGTGCTGCCAGTTTACTTGGAAGGATCTTATCAATGTTAGGAATATTAGCCGCATGTAATAGTGTACGGTTTAGTTCTTCCATGTTGTACATGCCCGGAGGAGCCGATTGAGCCAACTGCATTGCCATCTGTGTCATCATAAGTCGATGTGCGGATGATGGAATGTTTGGATCACTGACTGGAACAACGTCTACCCGCCCATCGAAGTCACGCCTAAAGACATTCTCTGTAATACCAGGTACGTCATACGGATACTTATTAGGCAAGAACTCATAGTTCAAACGAGCAAGGATTTTAAATTCGTCCTTCTGTGACTTATGTAGACGCTTATGAATAGCTGAGAAGAACTTGCTAGATGCTTCAAGCAAAGCCATAGTCGTACCTACAGGACCATAGTTAGCCCCATCTGTAATGACTTGCTCAGTAGTATCTGCAAACTTCTGACCTGCCGCTGCAATAAACTGTAGCATCTGGAACAATGTACCCGATGGTTCTTTATACGGCAAAGGCACAATAGACTTGGTAAGATCCATGCCTGTTGCTTCTACTTCCTTAAACTCACCTGGAGCCACTGGATCGTTGTCACCTACAATACGTACACCCTTGGCTTTAAATCCACCTGGAAGGTTAGCAAACTGTCCAGCATCAATCAAGTTACGAAGGGCTGCAGTTGCTGACATAGTTAGGTTGCCAAGGAAGTGAATAAGACCTAGACCATAGAAACCAAAGCCTGGTACAAACCGATAGTGTGTAAAGAACATTTTCTTTTTCTTTGTCTTGTCTTCTTCATTCCAGTTACGGCGAATTGACAATACCATACGTGACTGTTCTTCTACAGTTACAATATAAGGACAAGCATACCCATGTTCTTCAATGTCCAGATAGCAGTGCTGCTCAAGCAACACATACTGAGGATCGTCATCGCCCGAAGGTGACAAGCCTAGAACTGTGTCCATCTTTTCAGTAAGAGCAGACTGTTCTGGTTGTTTAGCTTCTGGCAGATCTATTTCGGCGTACATGCCTGCTTCAATCTGACGATACAGTTCGTGTGGACTGCGATAGATTACATGGGTATACCTGTCAGCCCTGCGTAAGTCTGTGGCATAGTAGGACACGTAGAATTGATCTATGGGAACAAACTCACTAACAGGGCGTTCTTCTGCTGCGTCATAGTAAATTTTCTTAAACGCAGAACCTATGAGTGGAAGATGGAACAGCATCCTCTCAAATTCGTCAAAGTACTCAGGCATTTCTTCAGTCAACTGATAGTTCATAAAGTTCTGAACACGTGATGCCTGACGTTGTTTTTCTTCTGTTGCATCGCCTAGTACCTGTGTCTTGACAGGACCAGCGGCTGGGAATAATTCTTGGGAAGCTCTTGACTGAAACTTTACTGCAGATTCAATAAGCAATGGATGCACTGCAGTTGCTGCACCTTCAAATGGCTCAGTTGTTTCTTCAAGCTTTAGACCAAGTAGATCAAAGCCACGCTCAAACATAGATTCCCATTCAGAACGAGAATCTCTATCTGCTTCAAACTTTTCACATACTTGATTACCAATGTCTAGTAGTTCGTCTTCGTCCAGAGTATCAACTAGGTTTTCATAGAAGCCGCCTTTTTCCATTACGGCAATACCGTCTTCGTCAACCTCAATCTCTACAGATCCAAAGTCTACTTCGACTTCGCCTGTCTCTGGATCTATTTCAATACTTACATTGTCCGTGGGATCTCGTTCAACATCCAGTGCAATTACATTGCTCACTGGTGCATCAACCTCATAAGGGTTCTTCTCTGTTGCCATTATTTACGTGTCCTTGTAAATTAGTATTAATCAATTTTTATATTATACCCTCAAGTTCTCCAGTACGCAACCCTCTTTCTTGTCCTTGGCTCGTCTTCCCAATTAGGATCTTCAGGGTGAATTAGGTTCCAACTGTCCTTCATATAATGAATAGCCATAGTCATGCAATCAACTTGGTCATCATGTGCGCCATTAGGGAATGACATACACTCTTCAAACAAATCATCTGCAAATTGTCTGTCCTTTGGTATCCATACACGCCCTGATTCCATCATAGGTGTTGAAGCGTATACTCGTGCAACTTTGTCACGGTCAGGTAGATAATCCAGTACAGGTAGACCTGCCCTTCTCATATCCTGTATAAGAGATTGTCCTGAAGCTTTCTTTTCAATAATACAGACATCAGGTCTATACTCCTGATATAGTTCTTGGGCAATCCTACGCAGTTCAGGATATTCAAACCTCCCCCGGATGTTACCCAGGAGAATTAGATTGGACGTAATTTGCTCACCACCGTACTCATCCTTCTCAAACTGACTAAAGATACCCCAAGTCTGGATAACGCTGTAGTCGGCAGTCCTGCGGGTACTAAAGGCTGTGTCATATGTCTGGATAATAAAGTCACAGTTGGGTGGCTCGTCATCTTCCCACCATTCAAACCAACGCTTTTTAATAATACCACCGTCATCTGGACTAGGATCTTGCATATACAAAGAGTTCCAGTACCTTGCACCGTTGGTTGCTCGTATTTCCTGTTCGTCAACCCTAAGAATTTCGTCAGGTTTCCACTCAGGGAAGTACGAAGTACCCTCTGGCAAGCCCAGTAACTCTGCAGCTTCTTCGTTAAGCCATGCAGGAATACTAATGACTTCCCATTTGTTTGTTGTTTCTTCTACCTTACTCTCTTGCTTTAACAGCCAACCACAGAGATCGTCATAGTGATACCTAGTATTGACAATAATAATAGAACCGTTAGGCATAATACGTGTACGCAAGCCTGCAGGGTACCATTCCTTGATATACCTACGTCCTGCTTCGCTAAATGAATCCTCTTCAGACATTACGTCATCCAATAGGGCTACGTGTGCGCCACGTCCTGCTACTTGGCTACGTACACCTGCTGCGTAATAGGAACCATTCTGGTTTGTTTTCCATTTACCTGCTGCCTTAACGTCACTACGTAGGGCTACACCCCTAAATATCCGCTGGAACTTCTCAGTATTGACAATATCCCTGACAGTTCTACCAAAATCACTGGCAAGCTGGTCAGAGTGAGACACTGACATAATCTCATGGTGTGCAAAGTTACCAATGTACCAGGCAGGAAACAGTTTACTACAGATAACTGACTTAGACGAGCGAGGTGGTAGGAATACCATTAGTCGCTTGGTAGTTCCGTCAACGACCCCCTGTAGCTTTTCACACAATAGCTCAATATGCCTACCCATCTCAAACTCTGACACGATTGTAGGTGCAAAGATCTTTACAAATGTCAGGAAATCATCCTTGGCTTTGTAGTTATTGTAGTTATTAAGCTTCTCTCGCAGTGTTAAGTAGGCTGACACACCCTGAATATCAGGGAGTTCTTCATTAGTATGACTATCTAACATTAAATAGGTGTACCTTTTTTACTTTGACATTTATATTTTATTGTTATGACAGGTGGTGTTCTTTCGTCAGAAACAAAATCACTAACCATCTCGGCTACTCTTGCCTTACAAGACATTTCTGTGCTATGTAAACCTCTAGTGTCTGATAATTCTATACAGTCTTGAGAGACTAGACAAACTAAAACTAACGCTTCAAACATAATTAATCCTTATGTGTTGT